AAAATCTTGTTCCAAAACAACAGCCAGTCGGCGAGAGTACCGGCAAGCTTTAGAGTTGTTCATGCCCGAACCCTTGATGTTCTGTTTGCAGTCGTCGCAACGGCTGGACTGAGGGTTGGATGCGCCTTCGTCGGGGGTTTGACCGTTGTTAGAAAAACAGTCGGGCGCGGTTGGCTCTGCGTCAGGACTCCACTGCTTGGCGTAAAAAATACGACCCACTTTAGGGGACGCACCAACGACCACAACGTTCAAGTCGCCTTTAAGTTTGCCCATTTCTTCGCCGTTAACCACCTTACGGAAGATACCGTTCTTGGGGACAATGCGTTTAACGGATACACCGCCACCGCCAGCGAGTTGCTTTGTAAGGGCACTAACCCCTGCGTTACGCAGGAAGTCGGGTAACTCCTCGTTGAAAACTTTAATGTTGCTCATGCTTTTTCTCCGTTGATAAATTCGTAAAGTGCTTGCGCTGTCTCTAAAAGATCGTGATCTTCTGTCGGGAAAATCTCAAAGTAACGCAACGCATAGCGCACTGCATCTGTTCTGTGTTGTGCCTCAACTTCTTTTTCAGTTGGGGTTGGCATTTTAAATTCATTCATGTTCATGTTTCCTTAGAACGTCTAACTAACACGGTGTACTCACTCTCCACGTTCAAACCCTTGGGGAGCAAATCGGGATTCTCTGCGAGAAATTCTTTCATGTTGGTTTGATGAAGTCGTTTCTCTAGTAGGCCAAATGCACCGGTCTCCTCTATGAAGTCGTACATTGAATCCCAATCATTCGTCCAGTACCGTGACTTAACTGAACGCATGATCGTGCCATACTTTGTTTTAATGCTGTCGGCATTAATTTTTTTACACAGGTTGAGCATCTCGTCGGATATCAACTGCATTTGTGATTCGAGGTCGCTGTCTTGTTCCTCAAATAGTTTCTTGTTCTCTGCGCGTTTATCCCTGATGCGGATGTACGCTCTAACCATGTTGTCCATCTTTTGGGGGGACTTATCCTCTTGCTTCTCATCGCTCATATAAACTCCAATTGTTTGTGGGAAAGTTAGTTTACCACAGTGTTGTACATTGTCAAGCTACTTCAGAAGAAATTTCTTGTCGGTACAAATCAATTATTTTCATGTGGTTTTCTATGTTGTTGCGCAACATGCTGTATATCTTTTTCTCGATGGGGCTACCCTTGATATGCACCACAGTCATGTTGTTTACTTGCCCCGGCCTGTCTATGCGGGCGTTGGCTTGCAGGTAGGTTTCTACGCTGGTGCATGGAGCATACCAAATCACTGTGTTCGCCGCTGTTAGGGTTAACCCGTGGGATGCGGCTTGTGGTTGGATGATAAGCACCTTGGGGTTGGCGCTTTCTTGAAACTGCTTCACGATGGCTGTGCGCCTGTTCACGTTCACCGACCCGTTTATCACGTCGCAGCTTATGCCGTTTTTGGTTAAATGTTTCTCAAGCAATTCAATGGTGTGCGTGAACGGAACGAAGACTAAGACTTTATGGCTAGACTCCTCAATCACTTCCTGCACCACACGTAGCCGCTCGGATACATCGAACTCGATGACCTCTTTGCTGTCGGAATACACCGCGCCACCCGCAATCTGCAACAGCTTGTTGATCTGAACCGCCGCATTGACCGCCGAAATTTCTTCCCCGTCGGCTTCAAACAGCATCTGCTTCTTCAAGATGTTGTAGTACTTCATCTGCTGTGGTGTCAATGGCGCATCTCTGTCTACATGAGTAACCGGAGGCAAATCCAAACACTGGGCCTTTTCAAACCTGATGGCTGGTTGCAGTATGTTATGCACGTATTCCTTGGCGTCTGGTTTTGGCACCCATCTAAACTGCCCCACCTTTATCATCACCTTGTCTCTGAATTGACCATAGATTGGTGACACCGCAGTGGGGTTTACTAACTTCGCTAATCCGTAGGCATCCATAGGGGACTGCGCCGCTGGAGTACCCGTCAACATCCACAAACCTTTAATCGTCTTCATCAAATCCCTCATATCTTTCCAACGTTCTGTCTGCGCGTTCTTATATGCTGATGCTTCGTCTATCACAACCAAATCAAATCCAGCCGCTTCAATTTCTTTTTTCACTATGCCGACGCCGTCGTAGTTAATGATTACGTACTCGGCATCTCCCGCTAATACTTCTCTTCTTTTCTCTGCGCTACCATGTGCCACCGCTACAGTGCGGTGCATAGCAAACTTGAACAAATCATTCTGCCAAGCTGACTTCATGATTGAAAGCGGGCATATCACTAACACTCTCCTCAATATCCCCACCTTCATCAAATAGTCCGTCGCCCAAATCACTGATGCTGTTTTTCCTGTGCCCTGCTCGTTGAAACAAAAAGCTTTCCGGTTGGATACCAAGAATTTCGCTGTTTCTTTCTGGTGCGCAAAAGGGGATAGGTTGTGTGGCCTTGGCCAGTCGTACTCTGATAAGTTCATTTTTTCTTTGGCTTGTTAACTTTGACCGTGTGGTCGGAGTTCCGGCTGAACGATCTGTTCTCGCTTGGAGCTTTGAGTTTAAGATTGCTCTTAGCATTCGTACCCCCTTTGGATAGGGGTACCACGTGGTCGATGTCTTTTCCAGCACGGTCAACGCCGTTTTTGTCCATCTCGTATCTTGCACTTTGTCTCTTCTTTCTAGTCTCAGTCTCGCCTCTGTCGAGCTGTTGTTGGTATTCCTTTTTATAAGGCCGAGCTTTGTTCACGTATGGCATGATTAAATCCTTAGTTTCTGTTGTACTCGCAGTCTTTGACCGAGCAAAATTTACACAAGGGCCCGCTGTTGGGGTTCCAAACGTCATTTTCGAACGCTTTTTGTAAACGTTCAACCCCCTGAGCAGGCGCTTTTATGTACTCTTCTTTCTTATCCGCATAGTGTTCGGCAGAAACAAGGTCACCACTCACCGTAAACAATAGGGCAGATTTTATCTTTTTTATGTTGGGATACTTGGCAAACACGCCAAGCGCGATAAGGTCAAGTTGCATAGTGTCGGCGTACCTCGCACTTTTGCTGGTCTTGTAATCAACTGAATGGGCAAGTTGCTTCTCCTCGTCTATTACAACCAAGTCGGCAATCCCATGCCACCACACATTTGGCGCGTCGTATTCGCAGGCTTCTAAGTTTTCCGTTATACCTAGCTTAACCTCACAAAACTTATTCCCCGGGATGCTATTCAACCGGTCTAACAGCGGCTTCATATACATGAACTGCGCGGGTATTTCTTTGCCGTCACGTATGTATTCCTCAGCAACAGTATGCGCGGACTTACCGTACAGGGTCGCCTTGGTGTCGGGTTCCACAATATCCCTAACCACTTTTGTACGGTAGTATTTCCTAGCGCATTGCTGAAACGTTTTTAAACCGCTGAAAGACCATACGATATTCATATCAAACCTTTTTCTTGTTTTCTGCTCTGCTCGGCACAACAATTTCTTTTGTGGTGAATCTATGCCCGTTGGCACATTCGCGCCGTCTTCGGTATCCGTCAGGTGTATCCCTTGTTTCTCGGATTTCCGACCAAGCTTTACACTGGGGGCACTTCATTTTTTGTTTCGTGGAATGTTGCGTTCTTTTCCAAGTACTCTTCCAATAACTTCAAAAACCCAACTTCGACGCAAGCTTTTACTTCGGCCTGAGTAAAGTCACAAGTGATGGTCATCGTGCCATCTTCGTTCTCAACAATCGACATTACTTGCATGCTTCTCTCCTTCTTCCTTAGTTAAAAAAATAAAGTGACACTTGGTGCATTTCCAAATCAAGCCCTCGACCACGACTACCTTGCCGCGCCCACGTATCTTGCTCCAGAATGTTCTGATCTGTTCAAGCATTATTCTTTTCCTTGAGTTTGGCTTCAATGGTCAACACATTGATGCAGTACGATTAGTTTTGCCAGTTCATACATCCATACAGCGTGTTGGTTGTCTACGTTAGAGGACAATGTTTTTAGTTCGTCATCTTCGTAAAACAACACAACACAGGACTGCTCTGGCTCTATACGTTCTATTGCATGGGTGAGCATGGCAGTAGCATCCCAATCTTTAAGGTGGTGTACTTTCACGTGTTCTTCTCCTTGAGTTTGGCTTCGATGGCATCTGCAAACCTCACCCAAAACGGCTTGCTGTCAACAATCTGTTTGACTTGGTCATAAACAAAAGATTGCTCATCCGCCGTCAGCCCTACCCACTCACGCTTAGGGCGATCAGACAAATACCCTTGGGTGTCGTCGTCAATATCTTTTCTCATTGCGGCCCTCACAGCTTCTTTGCGTTGTTGTGCCTGTCGCTCAATCTCGTTGAACGCTTCGTCTTCTGGGTCAAGAATCATGCTTGTTCTCCTGTATGTTTACAAATCAATGGGTTTTGTATCAGTGTGTGTGTACAACGTATTCACACTCACCATCTTTCAGCGGCGGCGCAGTTACAAACCAAGGTGTTCGCTCCCCTGCGGGTTGTTGTTCAAGAACTCGTCGGCAAGTTGCACAAGGTGTAACCAACTGGGTAGTCTCGTCTCGCCAGCCGTTGCATCGGCAGATGTCAAATGCCAGTGTCATTTGTTGACCCCCTTGCGCTTCGCCTCAATCTCGTTGAACGCTTCGTCTTCTGGGTCAAGAATCATCTCGTCCTCCGTTCTGCATCTTGTCAAGTGCATACATGAACACCGCGATACATACACCACCAAGGCCAAGGCCGAGGAACAGCGTAGCGACTAAAGCAAATACATCTAAAACCATTATTTATCCTCCGGCGGTAATCTAAATTCCCAATACATTTTCCTGTTTACCCAACGTTCCCATGAAAAATACACATCACGTGATTTTTTGTCTATATATTTCCACAAGACTCGCATCAGCACTCCCCATAATTTTCGCCACATCCGGCCTCGCAATTCAAAGGTAACTCAGGTGCCCACGCGGGGCGTATACGCATACACAACTCAACGTATTCCTTAGCTCTGTCGGCTTCGGCTTTGGGTGCAATACAGGCGACGGCATCATGTACAGTCATGACCACGCGATACTTCTTGGCCACCAACAACATCTGCTCACCTATCACAATACGCGCAAGCGCTTGGCATACGTTCTCCACCACCTTGCCGCCGTAGATTCGATTTGGGACGATGGCTTTACCCTTCTTGGTGTCGTACACATACTCAACCTTTCCGCTCTCTTTGTCTTGATGCTTACGCAGGTTGGGGTACTTCAAACGCAATCCGTTGGGTAACAGGATGCCGTCCGACCCATCTACTTTAAGTATGTCACCACGCCCAAACGCCGTCGTTTGCTCGCCGATAATTGCAGGGAGGACATTCGACGCCGACTTCCATAATGCAGTAATTTTTGGGTATGTACTGCGATACGTATCGACAATTCGTTGCGCTTCTTCAAGCGGCACTTCAACACCAAAAGTTTTAAGTTGCATCTTAAACTTCGCCGCGCCCATGCCGTAGCCCGCGCCAAGAATCGTCGTTTTACCGACAAACCTCTCGTCTTTGGTAATCTCTTCAACAGCCTTGCCATAGATAGCAGATGCCATGATCTTGTATACATCTTCGCCCTTTTCAAATGCGTCAACCAAATCGTCTTGACCTGCTAACCATGCCAACGTACGCGCTTCAATCTGCGATGAGTCCGAGTCAATCATCAAATACCCATCAGGCGCTTTAATAGCGTTCTTGAGCAATGACCCGCGCTTTAAGTTCTGTAGGTTTATCTTGTCGTCCCCGCCCCATCGTCCAGTGTGTGCGGCATAGTAGCGTAGGGGTACAGGTAATAGCCCTCGTTTAGCAATCTCAACAAAACGCTCTGTTCGTGTTTCTTCAATCGTAGACTTCGTACCCAAACGTGCTTCAACCAATGCGCGTACTTCCGGAATGTCATGATTGAGAAGTTCTTTGAACGCTTCGTCTGTCTTAGAGAAGGCGTATGTTTGTTTCCCCGTGGTTGGGCTTTTCTTCATGGGCGGCTCAACCCCAAAGGATACAAGCAAGTCAGCGAACTGCGGGTTGCTCATCAATGTGTCTTTGTCGAAGCGGTCAAGGATAGCGGCTTTAC